TATAATTTATTTATTGAGAGAATAAATATGGCAAAAGAGGATAAAAACGAAAATGTTAAACATATACGAGAAGATGAAAAACTATTTAATATATGGAATCAATATCACCTGCATAAGTGGTATACTAAAATAAATATAAAACGTTTATGGAAAAAAGGCGATTATGTTGATGTATATGATTATGTAAAAGGTTGGTGTCCTGCAATTATTTTGAGTGGATATATTGAAAGAAACTCGGCATTATCAAAAAAAATTTTAAAAATAGAATATACGAGGTACTATGAAATTAAATTTTTGGGTTGGGGGGACCAATTTATTGAAAATGTTGCAATAGATAAATTAGCACCTTTAGGTAAATACACTATAAATCCTTTAAAAATATATGATAGTATATCGCGCGATTGTTCAAATAATACATATTATTGGGCATTATGTAAAAATGGTACACATTGGGATATGTGTAAAATTATAGAGAGAATTGTGGAAGATGATTGTATTAAATTATTGTCATACAACGGGGATATTTATAAAATAAAAAAAAACAATATTGGGAATACAATTAGACATATTACGGATGCAACAACGTTTTTTTCAATAAAGACAGAGTATTGTTTTTTTAAAAGAAGATTGTTTGAATTTTAATTTATTCAAACGTAATTTTATTCGCTATTTCGCGTTTTATATTTTGTTGTTGAAGCAACCCCATTAACAAATTTGGCAATATAGACACTGTACTCATATACGTTCTATATTTAAAAACACATATACTTGAAACCTTTTCGTATTTTATAGAATACCACCAATACGGGGGTATATTGATTATTTGACCCTTTGTCAAATCTAAATCCAACACTTTAACTTTATCAAATTCCGGTTTATAAATTTCTTGAACATTCCACGGATCCACTGGAGACCCAAATTCAAATATATCATAATCATTTTCCTTCTGTAAATACTTACCGTTTGAAGGCGGTATTAATTTTAAATTAATTTTACCACTAGTTACCAAATAAAAATTTCTATGGTTAATATTATACCTTAAAGGTGTATATGAATCTTCGCCACCAGACATAAAATCATATTTACATATTGATACCATTGGTGGTCTTAAAAAAGAATCATTATATCTAAATATTTTAGCCAAACCGGTTTCTTTTAAAAATTCACCATTGTTTTCAATTATGATTTTATTATTTAATTTATTTTGAAATAATTTCACAACTTCGTTTAATAATATTGGTAAGTATATTTCACTTTCTTTATCTTTTTCTGAAATATTTCTAAAATTCACATCAAATGCCCCATACAATTCTTCCATTTTACCAATATTCACGGTTTCTAATAAATTTTCATTGGTATAATCAAACAAAACGGGTTGTTTAAGATTGCAAATTTCTTCTAATCTATCTTTTGAAACATTTTCTATTGTATAAACTTCTAAATCATCGCTTGTATTTAAATGAAAATGCATATGAATATATAAAAAAAGCACAATGCTGAAAATAATAACTGTTAAAAAAATTTTCATTTACTAAATTATTTCTAGAAATGAATATTTGTATTTTACCTTATTAATCTTCGTCAATTTTAGGTGCTAAATAAATACTTAGATAGTTTTTTTCACCGTCTTCGTCGGACAAATTATACATCATTTTTAATGGCACATCCTTTGACATATGGAGTTCAATATTTTTATTAAGTTTAACAAAGTTTGTCATTTTTTTTATATAAGCCATTGCATAATTTATTTTTAGCTCTATATCTTCTTCAATTACGTATTCTTCCAAATAATCTTCAGCGATAATTAACTTCATTTTACCATTATCGCCAGATGTTTCAAGCGTTATATTATTCCCATCGCAACAAATCATTAAATTATCTCCAAAAATATTCAATTCATTAATATAATCTGCGAATGATTTTGCTTGAATAATGATATCTGCGGAATATTCCACAATTGGTATATCAAAACTTTGTGCATCAATTGACATAAGTCTCATATCAAAGTTTTTTTCTACTTTATCAGATTTAATATTAATGTTTAACGTGTCACCATCATCATATAGCATATGAAATGAATTTTCCTTTTCTAGACAACTTAATATTGAGTAAAATACTTCACAATTTATTCCTAAACTACAAGGTTTTTCCATTGCATAATTAGAAAACCATTTTTTATCAATCATTAATTCAACCAAACAGACGTGATTGACTCCGAGTGCTTGAGCATATAAACCATTTTCTGTAAAATCTAAATTAATATCATCTGATATTAATTTTAAGTATTGGAATATTGTTGCAAATTGTGTCAATTTTTCTGAATCATTGATGGTTATTTCCATTGTTTTTGATATTAATATTAATAATAATTAATATTAATTTTCAATTTAAATTATTCAAAAGTTGGTCCTTCGGTTTTGTCTTCTATTATTTTTTCAATTTTTTCATTAATATTGTTCTTTGCAATATCATTGACATCAATTGTTACGTTATCCACTGATTTTTCCACTGATTTTTCCACTGATTTATTAAATGAGTTTTCCTGAATCATTTGGGTTAATAGAATTAATTTTTCACTCAATTCATTAACACTCCTTTCTAAAGTTTCTATTTTTTGCAAAGAGTGTGTGTTTTCATTGTTTTCATTGGTTTCATTGGTTTCATTGGTTTCATTGCGTTCCATATTCCCCATATTGCTGAGAAAGTCTATATTAAGTTCAATTGTATTCAGTCTCAATTCATGATTTAACAAAATTCTCTCAGAAGAACTTTTTGTTACATCTAATTTTTCTAAAATACGTTCATTCTTTTTAGAGACTTCGTTAATAATATTAGAAGCTGAAAATGTATTTTCAGTTTGCGATGACATAATCTCATTTCGCGATGGCAATGGTTCGTTTGGTTCGTTTAGATTCGGCGTATATCTTCTTGTGGACGATGTATTAGATTTTGCATATGGACCTGTTCCCATTCGTCTTTCAAATCTACTCATTTATATTAACTAACAATAATTATTTAATATAAAATTTACGTAATTTAATTAAGCTATCATATTCATTTTTATTGCGGAATGATATTTATATTTATTTATCCTAAAATCAGAGAAAACATAATCATCAATACTATCTCTTTTATTTATAACACAAGTTGGGAATTCTTTTGGTTCGCGTTTAATTTGTTCCAACAACATTGCTTCGTGTTCTTTATATATATGCGCATTCCCTATAAAATGAATAAATTCACCCGGTTCTAAACCACAATGCTTTGCAAGAAGAATAGTTAAGAAAGAATATGAAGCAATATTAAAAGGTACCCCCAACCCCACATCACCGCTTCGTTGATACATTGTACAGTGTAATTTGTTACCCAATACACTGAACTGCGACATAACGTGACACGGTGGCAAAGCCATATGATCTATTTGCTCAGGATTCCAAGCCGTTAATATTAATCGCCGACTATTTCTTTTTTCTGGATCTTCTAAACATTTAATTATATTCGCCAATTGATCAATCCCACCATAAAGATATTTACGAATTTTATTTACATTTGTACTAGGTTCCACGTGTAATGGTATATATGGTAAATTATAATACCGCCATTGATAACCATAAATAGGACCAAGATCACCCTGTTTAAGATGTCGCAAATTACGCGAATCTAAAAACTCACGCGAAGCATTACCATTCCATATATTGACGCCCTGTTTTACCAATGTTTTATTATTTGTATCACCCGAGATAAACCACAATAGCTCTTTTAAACAAGATTTCCAAGCCAGTTGTTTGGTTGTTAATAGTGGTATTTCACCATTACTTAATGGAAACCTCATTGACGCACCTATGATTGATTTTGTTACACCATTACGCGTTTTCTCTTCTTCGCCATTTTTCATAATATTGGAAATAAGATGTAAATATTGCATTTCGGGATGATTTTTTTTACTTGATAATGTTATCATTGCCTTTTTACTTAATGATTTCGGTTTATCTGTAAACCACGTTTTTATTTTCAATCTTTCCTCTTTTGTTTGAGTCCAACTTAATTGACGAATATACAATATTTTCACAGGATTTTTAATTAAATTATTTAAAATATTCATATTTTTTAAAAAGTATATTAATTTATATTTATATTCAATTTAAAACAATTTTAAATAGCTTTCTAATAATTTAATTTCTTATTATAAATCATATAATGGCAATGAGTATGCAAGATCAAATGGGTGGAAATAATTTACAACAATCGTCATCTAGTATATCCAACAATGGATTTATAAACACGTTACTAGATTTGATAGCGAAACAAAAAGTGAATTATCAAATCTCCTCCAATATTTAATAATAATTATCATTCCTATTTATATTTTAAATAGGACAATTAATGGTGTTATCCCAACATTCAATGAAAAAAAAGGAAATATTGAACTTTTAGGAGAAGTTATAATGCAAGTTATTTCGCTTCTTCTTGGTATTTATATTATTCATAGAATTGTTCTATACATTCCTTCATTTAGCGGTAATAATTTAGGTGATGTTAATTTTATGAATGTTGTATTGATAATTGTATTTTCTGGACTTAATAGCGAAAATGGTAAAAAAATTAACCACGTGTATAACAGATTATTGGGAGCTTGGCACGGTGATAATAAGGTTGCGGAAATGAAAAATACAAATGACAATTCCGTCGTTAAAGTTTCGCAACCTATTTCGGGAAATCCAATGCAGGCAGCACAACCAACGCATCAATCAAGTCGTGCTGACTATGTTGATACACACCAACAAATGGGTACGGGTGCTATTTCACAAGTTGTGCAACAAATACAAACCGGTGGACAACAAGCCTCTAACGCAGTTGGTACGGGAGGTCAACAGGGTAGCCAGGATATGGGTATGGCTGGCGGCGGTTTATTAGCCGAACCAATGGCCGCCAATATGGGATTTGGTGCATTCTCTAGTTTTTAATACGGGATACCCAACAAGTTTTAAATTTAACAATAAAAACATTTTACAAGATATTTAAACCATTCTTTATAACCAAATTCTCTTTAATATTCACTGTTTTTCCCAATTTTTTTATAATTAACTCTTTATCCTTATCTTTATTAGAATCATTTGAAGGTCCCATTATTTCGTGAACCAATTTTTGCCATTGTGCTAATAACACATCATCGTGCAAATAATTTGGATTCTGCGTTTCCCATTCTTTCAAATGCTTTATTTGCTTAACTGTTAAATCTTGAATAGATCTATCTATTTTTTTATTCTCTTTATCTTTCTGCCATTTATTTTCATCACGGACATAAAATTGCATATTTTTTTTATTACAACAATGGATTGGTCTTTGATTTGGATTTAAATCTTGTAAATGTTTTACAAAAATATTACTAATTCCTTCCGCATACCCGTGTTCTTTGGTATACAATAAATCTTCCAATGAAATATCGAGATTATTTACAAAATCTGATAAATTCATCGCATCTTTACATTTTTCATTCAAATAAAAATTTATCGTCATTTTTTTATTGCCACAATTTTGATAAGATATATTATTTGAAGTTTTCATTGTGCCCATTTTGTCAATTAAAAAAGCATTTTGTTCCAATAATTTTGTTATATTATTATTTTGTGTAAATGTTTGTTCAATAATTTTTTCTAAATCGCTTTTTGTAACAGATATTACGTCAACGCTATGTTGGTTTGCGAAACCGGTCTGTTTATTTACTGCATTACCATAAGTGGTCTCGCCGATATTTTCACAATAATTTAAATTATTTGCATAAAAATCGTCATTTTTCGCCGTTTTGGTATGAAAAATGTCCCCAAAAATCGCATTTTTATCCATTTTTTTTATATTTTTTGATTCCATATTTTTTTTTATGAATTTCGTGCATTTTTTGCGATGTTTAGACACGCCCGACTTAAACCTATAGTGTTTACCACACAAACAATAAAATAATTTTTTTTTTATGGTTTGGGGTTTTTTTTGGGGTTTTTTTTTATGTTTTTTAGTGTTAAGGTGTCGTTTGAAATCCTTCAAATTTTTTGTTTTGAAATGACATTTGATGCAAATATGTTCGCCGTCTTCAAAAACCACGCTCTCGTCGCAAAACCCGATAATTTCGTTATTCTCGTCGTTTTCACTTTTTTTTTTCTTAATATTTATGGTTTGCTTACAGTCACTTTCAACAACAGCTGTAAAATCGTCTTTTTTTTTACCCCAAAATTCGGCCATTTTTATGTATATAAATGGATAACAAAAAAAACCCCTAAATACTTTTTTTTTAGCTTTTTTAGCAAAAAATGGCCGTTTTTGGCGTTTTTTGACGTTTTTTGAGAGTTTTTTCTAAAAAAAATGAGTAAACTTTATTTGGCGTTTTAAGGTCTGCCACCTAGGCGTTTTCAAGAATTAAAAAATCTGCGTGAGACTGAACCGGAAAGTTTGCTCAATTTTTCTCAAAACTATTTTACGATTTTTCATTTTTTGCACTTTTTTTTTGTCTTTTTTTAAAATTCCCAAAATAGTTTTGAAAAAAAATGAGCAAACTTTTTTATTATGTATTAATGTATAAAATAGCATTATTGAAAATACCTAGGTGGCAGACCTTAAAACGCCAAATAAAGTTTACTCACTTTTTTTAGAAAAAACTCTCAAAAAACGCCAAAAAAAAAGTTGAAAAAAAGGCAGTTTTTTTTCACTTTTATTTTTTGTTAATGGTTTAAAAATAAATATATACACAATATATTATGACTAGTTTTGATAATAAAGACGATGATAAAAAATTTGACAAATTAATAGAATCATTGGAAAATGACGGAAATTACTCGATATCCAACTTGAATTCAAGTATTATAATGGAACATAAAAATAATATTTTACAAAAGTTAAATTTAGAAAGAAGTGAATTGAAAATTATTCACAAAAAATTAAAAAAGTATAGATATTGCAGCGATTTAAGCGATTTACAATTCGGGAATTATTTGAGATGGGTTTCTTTAAAAGATCCAGAAAAAATATTTTTAACAAAAGGCGCTTTTTTTTCAGACTATGTGTATACTAAAAACTCCGTTAAAATAGTTTGCCGGAATAGTAGAGGATTTACATTTCAAATTAAATTTGACGAAGTTATAATATTTCAAAAATTAAATGATCAAGAAGAAATATTATTAAAAGTTATGGATTATTTAAATAAAAAATAATTACAAAATAATATTTTATCACCAAATTATATAGATGTCTAACAACGCAGTTTTACAAAGGGGTTTTGATTTACCCAATAAAACATATAAAGAAAAGAATTTAATTGTTCCAGATTTTGATTGGATATCGTTTTTCATCATAATTTCGCTTTGGGTATTGGGGACAGTATTTGTTAGTAAAACGGGAAATAAACTTTTCCCAACATATAACAAAAAAACCAAAACATTTTTTATAATTATAGAAATTTTATCCCAATTATTATTTATTAGTATTGTGCTTTTTATATACCAAGGATATGTATTTTATCCCATAATAGAATATGTTCATAATAAAAAATTGCGTTTTATAAACGATGCATCCATAATTACAGCAACAACCGTTGGTGTGAGTTTAGGATTAAACATGCCCTCGCTATCGCAAAAAATTCAAACATTATTATCAGTAAAACCTTTAAAAATTTAACATATAATGCAACATTTTTTTTGACCCTGTAAATTATTCCATTCTTTAATTGAATAATTATTACTCATACTTAAATTACAACGAGCACAAATTGGTTTTAAATTTGAAACCGCCAGTGTCCCGCCCTTTGATTCCGGTTTATCGTGCCCAACGTGGAAATCAAACACATTAATTTCATTTTTACACCAATGTATATAACAATCGGAATTAAATTTTTTACCGAATGTTTGGATCCAACATTGTTCTCGTATAGCTTTTGGTATATTTTTTTTATTAGTCTTTTTATTAGTCTTTTTATTAGTCTTTTTATTAGTCTTTTTTATATATTTCTTAACCATTGGTAATATATATCGTTACCATATTTCTATATACATTTTTAAATGTTTCCATAAAATATTTAAAACGATATTATAATTATAATTATGATGTTTTTATTGCCGTTATTAGGTGCTTGTTTTTATAATTTAATTGAAAATGAATTGCTTTTAAAATATAATAAAAAATTAACTTATAATTTTATATCTTGCATACATATATTTTTTTTAATTTTAATATTTTTAACAAAACAAAATTACAATAATAATTTATTACATAATATATGTATTTTAAATACAACTGGGTATTTTATAAATGATATACTTTTTATAATAAAAAATAGGAAATTTACATTTAAAGGTATTATTTATTTGTATCATCACTTTTTTTCATCAATATATGTGATTTATCAACCTGAAAACAGTTATACATTTTTGTGGTTATTTTCTGCCGAATTATCAAATATCCCGGGTCATATTGTTTATCATTATATTAAAACAGATAATAAAACACCTTTTCAAATAAAAATAAAAAATACTTGCGAAGAATTTCAAGTATTTATTTATGGATTTATTAGAGTTTTTTATTTATCCTACCTAACCTACTTGGAATACAATGTTGATAAAAATAACTTCCAACGAAAAATATTTAATTTAACATTTCCATTATTTATAATGGGTTGGGCTTATTCGTATGTATTAATAAAAAAAATATATTGTGTTAATAATAATGAAGAAAAAGTTGAATGATTTATCAAATAATGATTTACCAGACATATCAAATAATGATTTATCAAATAATGATTTACAAGACATATCAAACATATCAAACAATGATTTACCTGACATATCAAACATATCAAACAATGATTTACCTGACATATCAAACAATGATTTACCTGACATATCAAATAATGATTTACCTGACATATCAAACAATGATTTATCAAACATACCTGACATATCAAATATACCTGACCTATCAAATAATTTAATTAAAAATAAATTTTTATTAATAAAGGTAACGATTGTATTAATAGCCATTGAATTTAAATTATTATTGTTAATTGATAATATAAAAGATAGATGTATTTTATATTTTGCAATTTACGGTCAAATACTTTTAATATTAAGTTTGTTAAAAAGTAAATCATTTTTAATAGAAGTATCTCATCTTATGTTTGGTTTAACTATTTTATTGATATTATTTTGTTCATTTAATCCGTATCTAAATATATATTGTTATAATATAATTTTATTAACGTTAATAACGCGATATATATATGGTGGTTGCTTATTATCACATTGTAATAAAGATAATATTTCTTTTTTACCAGATTGTATGCGTTTTTCATATATTTATAAAAGTATTTTTGCATTAATGATTATTAAGATAATTTATATATTCACTATGTAATTTTGTATAAATTAATAATATAATGATATATTATTAATGGTAAAGGTTGTTGTGTTTGATTTAGATGAGACGATTGGTCATTTTGTTCAATTGTCAATATTAGATTATAAATTAAAAAAGTTTTATAATAAGGATTTAACAAAAGATCATTTTCACAAAATATTGGATATTTTCCCCGAAGTTTTTCGCCCAAATATGATGAATATTTTTAAATACTTACATAAAATGAAGATAAAACATAAAGGAAAAATTAAAATAATGATTTATACTAATAATAACGGCTGTAGAATGTGGGTACATCGTATTAAATCATATGTGGAAAAAAAAATCAATCATAAGATATTTGATCGCGTTATTTGTGCTTGGAAATACGATGGTAAAATCTTGGAAAAAAATAGAACAGGCTATGATAAAAAGTATGATGATCTATTAAAATGCGGACATTTAAAAAAAACGGATAAAATAATGTTTTTAGATGATCAATTTTATGAAAAAATGCTTCACCCACAAGTGACCTATTTACATTTGAAACCATATCATTATAAATATAGTGAAAAAACATTATATGGAAAATATATAAGTCGCGCCAATTTACCGTATGCAAAAAGTATGGATTTGGCTAGATTTTTTAAAATTAAAGATTCAAGAGAATGTTTAAATTCGGATAAATCGGATAAAATGAATTTATTTAAATTAAGAGGTAAAAGAATTGAAAGGCATATTAAAAGATTTATTGAATCGTCTAATAAAACAAAAAATATAAAAAATATAAAAAAGAAGAAAAAGAATAAAACAAGAAAAAATAAGAATGTTGTTTTTAGAATCTAAGAACTTTTGAAAAAAGTTCAACAAAAAAAAAGAACTTTTGAAAAAAGTTCAACAAAAAAAATAACTTTTTTTAAAAGTTATTTTTTTAAAGTTTTTGCTTAACTTTTTTTAAAAGTTATTTTTTTAAAGTTTTTGCTTAACTTTTTTTAAAAGTTATTTTTTTAAAGTTTTTGCTTAACTTTTT